TACTTGTTTAATCTTGTCCAATGCTTCACGTAGTTTTTTAGTTTTTGTCAATTTGCGACCTTTTGGTTTTTCAGAAGCAAAGTTCTTTAAGTTATCTTTTGCTAATCTCATCATATTTAGCACTTCCTCATCTGATATAGAAGGACTCATAGCATTTCGCCATAGAGTAAATTGCTCTTGTTCGCTCTTTGTTGGATCAAGTAATATCTCACGCATTGGGGTAGCGCGTGGACCCTCATGATAATCTTTGCTTTGTGGGTCGCTCCCTGGCGCTTTAGTATCTTGCCTGCTTAATATATTTAAATTGTTTAATCCAAAACTCTTATAAGGTTCTACGCCTGTGCTTTTAGCAGGTTGCAACAAATATCCAAATGCTTCTTTTTGATCTGCCCCGACTACTAGTTGTACATCTTTATATCCTTTACTACCTAAGTCGGCTAAGACATCATTTAATGTTGGCTTGTCGGCTGTTGGCAAACTAAAGATATTTGCATATTTAGGAAACTTCTTCTTGTACATGTCTAACTTCATGTCTGGCGGTATTGGATCATCTTTACCAAAACTTCTTGACACGATAAAAAATGGTTGTGCTCCTGTATTCTCTGCTTGATGTATGACGGCTGTGACTAATGCATCGTGTCCAGTATGTCCCATGCCGCGACCCCAACCTAACACAGCCTTTTTATTTGTGTTTACTGCTTCTCTTACAGCACTTGCTTTAGGACTCCAACTTGGTTGATCAACTGCTTTAATAAATTGACCAGGTATATCATATTTAAATTTACGCCCTGGGTGTGCCTGAGCATAACCTTCTGGTTTAGTTTGTCTAACACCACCATGTGATTGCTTACTTAATTGTTTGATTAATTCAGTTTTCTGTTGAGTCAGTGCTTCAATTGCTCCTAATGTAGCGATCATGCCTTGTCTGTCTGCAAGCATCATTTCAACTTTTTTGGGACTTAAATTTGCTTGAGCCCAAGCAGGAAAATCATTCGCTAATCCTGTTGTGCGTAAGTGTTGATTCAAGTAGGTATATAATTCAGCAGCAGGCTTGCTCAAACCTGGTTTAGGTTCTAGATATTTGTCAATTTTTTGTGCGTGTGCTTGTATAAACTTTTCAACATTGTCAAGCATTTTTGTATTCATCTTGACAGGTTCTTCTACGAATGTAGTACCTTGTACTAATACATCGGGTGTGCTTAAATTTGCAGCGTCACCGAATCTTGTCTCGTCACTTGAACCTATCGTTGGATAATAACCGGTTGCAGCGACACCTACTTTTGCCCTTGCAATTTTTTTGCCTAACTGACTATCGACGGGTATATGAAATTGTGTGATGTTGGGTTGAAAATCGTATGTATTTGTTTCTTTGTTTAACACAGGCATAGCAGATTGTCCATCTGGCTTAGTTCCAGGATAGAATAATAACCCGCCTTCTATGAAACCTTGCTTAGGACTTATCTTTTCAAAATAAGGCCATAGTGTTGCGAATTGTTTAGCAAACTTGCTACGTTCTTTAGTGTCCCCGCTACCTGTACCCATTATAAATTTCGCAACATCTTGTGGTGACTTAGTTAATGTAGGTGCACCGCTCTTTGTTTGTGTTTGACCACGCTTTAGATAAGCCCATGCATTCTTTGGTATCATCATGAAATTACCTTTTTCATCACGACCCCAATATACTACAGGCATGCCGTCCCATTTTAATTCTAAACTGCCACCTGATGTTGCCATATCACGTAAACGTTCTATTGCATGAAGTCCGCCATGACTACCATGACTTAATATCAAATCTTCAATATGTTGATACTTACGACCTACATCTGCTGCTTCATTTATTGGTTGTGAGAAATATTTGTCTTGTATCATTTTATACTTGTCAGGATATTTCCTTAATGCCTTCAATAATTTTGTTGGATTACCCATGTCATCAGCACTTGCTGATGGACCTATAATGATTTTAGCGATCTTATCTTTGTCGTTAGCAACTAATTCTTTTGTTTCACGATCTAACAAACCCTTATATGGGCTCATCATTAAAGTATTATGTCCCGGTATCTGACTCATGTTGGCTAAGTCTGCCCACATTGCATGTAGTGTGCCGCCCTTCATATTTGGGTCAGTATAATCGTGTGTATGTAATGGCTGTGCTGCTTTAGCATTTTCAACTGCCATCAAGTCTACTTGTACAATATCCTTGCCTCTACCGGTAGGTATGCCCACATGTATGCTTACGCCGGTACGCGCTGCTGGATATCCTTTCTCTTTAAAATAATCTTCTAATGCTTTGCGACTTAGTTTTAATTCTTTAGCAGGAAATGCTTTCATTAATTCTTCAGCGTCAATCAATGCGTCAATATCGCTACTGATTTCTTTTTTACCTGCACTACCGATAGGATATAGATTTAATCCTCTTGGTAATAAATGCTGAAGATTTTTTACTGCGGTCGGAAAATTTGCCTTGTTGATAGGCACCGCGTTTGGTATAACATTTCCGCCTTCAGTAAGAATCATATCAATAACTCATTTTGATAAAGTTTACAATGCCTTGTTGGAAATCTTCTATCTTTGCTCTCATGTAAACGAAATTACCGTCTATATTAGTATACATGCTTAAGTTTGCATTAGCACTATTATCTAATCTATAGACCTCAAAATATTCATTTGTTAGTTTATTGGCTGAGAGAGTAGCCTCAATAACTAAATTTCCTGTAAAGTTTGTAGTCTTTAAATTTATAGTTTGTAAATCTTGATTACCTAGATAATAGGCTGCTGCGGGTTGGGCATTGCCTGTCAATGAGTATATGTTGGCAGTGCCGCCACCGTCATAGGTAGTTTGTGGGAACAATATTAATGTAGTTTGCTGGCTCATTAGGGTTTTACAACCTCAACGATGATACCCTCACCCACAAGTTCTTGAGCGACTTGCTCTAGGGCTTGCTGGACATCTGGTCCTGCTATGTTTACTGAACCTTTATCGCTTTCTTTAACGATTTTACTAAACTTGATGACTACGACATCTTCTACAATTTTAGCCATAAATACTCCAATATTATTAGAGTATTTATCAGTTTTACGGCTCTTTGGCTAAAGAATACGTCTTGCTTAACATATTAGGAAACCACATACCTAATATTGATAACATTGCTGGATCATTGTATTCAACGAAAAAAGAACCGTGCAAGTATCTATATGGATTGTAATTGTTTTGAAAAAGCACATTGATAAGTCCTTTACAAAAATGCAAACTAGCATACATATCCTTTAAACTTCTGACATTATCACTAAAGTCTTTAGGCATGCGTTTACCTTTAAAATATGTCCTATGCTTGTATTTTGGTTGTTTTTTAAAATACATAGTATTGGAATCCATACAAACTGCTTGAGTTATCTGAACGTTATCGTCTAAATTATCTAAAGTTGATAATAAGGCTAAATCATTACTAAAAAAACTGACTGTATCCCCTTGTATGCGGTACATGCAACGATCTTTGTCTATATAATTACGCCAAGTCAAGAAAGCGCCTATTTTATCAATATTTACTTCTTCCCAATACTCTTGCCAGGTTTCGTCAAGCAAACGCACACCATACTTATTGACATTAGTTGTGCGTAATTTTTCCATCCTATCAACAAAGGTTTCTAAATCTTTAGTATAATAGGTATAAGCCGCACCTTTGATACTACAGATAGCCCTGTACTGAAATTTATTAAAGTAAAGTTTGTTTCTTTTTTCAGTTTTCAATTTGGATTATTCCATCTTCACCGATACTAGCAGTTGCTTTCTGTGACACGTTGAAAACAATATTATTATTTTCCAATACTGCCATGATACTTGCATTATTGATTTTTTCAAAGAGAATCTTCTTTGAAAGAGGTACACGTATCAATTCATCAATCTTACGTGCTAATGGACGTGCGCCCATCTTGCTATCATAACCCTTTTCCGCAAGAAACTCAACCACAGGCTCGCTAAGATTCAAAGTGATATTATGCTTCTCAAGCAGTGCCTTTTTGACATCTTCGGTAAACTTGACAACAATCTTCTTGATTGAAAGCATATCTAACTTCTTAAACTTACAAATCTTGTCTAGACGATTTCTAAACTCGGGCTTAAAGAAGTCCTTGAATGCCTTATCATCTTCGCCAGTCTTTTGTAAATCACCGAAACCGATATTGTTTCGCTCCCCGTCTGCACTTCCTAGATTGCTAGTTAGAATGATAACGCAGTTTTTACAACTGACTTGTTTACCATTGCTACCAGTGATACGACCTTCGTCAAGTATCTGTAGGAAGATATTAAAGATATCTGGGTGTGCCTTTTCAACTTCGTCAAATAGTAAGATAGCATGTGCATTTTTACTTAAATCACTAATCAATCGTCCACCTTGTACTTGACTATCGCTGAACCCAACATAGCCGGGAGGAGGACCAATCAATGAACTGACTGTATGCTTTTCGCTATACTCGCTCATATCATACTTGAGTAATGGCATCTCAAGATTTTTACTTAATAATCGTGCAAGTTCTGTTTTACCTGTACCAGTTGGACCTAAGAACAAGAAACTTGCGATAGGCTTAGTTTCATTATTGATGCCAGCAAAAGAAACATAAACCCTATCAAGCACTTCGTTGACAGCATCATCTTGTCCATAAAGTTTATTCTTGACGTTTATCTCAAGACTAGTGATCTTGTCTAGATTATCACCCTTTAATTTGTCAGCAGGTACACCAGTAAACTTTTCTACCTGCTCAAAAATAAGATCCTTTGTGATATCTGCACCCTTGTTTTCTAGTACCTTTTGTTTGGCACAAGCAGCATCAAGTAAATCAATACTTTTATCTGGGTTCTTTCTATCACTGATATATCTATCTGCCATTTCTACAGATGCAGTAATGGCTTCTTCACTGATTACTACGTCATGGAAATCATTCAATCTAGTACTGAGACCACGCAAAATTCTGACAGTTGTATCAGTAGTTGGTTCATCAATTGATACTTTGTAGAATCTACGCATCAAAGCACGATCCTTCTCAAAACTCTCGTAGAAATCTTCCCAAGTAGTTGAAGCAATGACCTTGAGTGTACCCTTAGTGATTGCAGGCTTGATCATATTAGCAAAGTCTACAGATCCGTTCGTTGAACTACCTGCACTTTGCATCATATGTGCTTCGTCAATAAACAAAATGCTCTTCTTTTTAGTATTCAATGCCTCTAGTACCTGCTTGACTTTCTCTTCAAAGTCACCGCGATAGCGACTTCCGGCAAGCAAATTACCGATCTCTAGGCTGTATAACTCATGTCCCCTCAAGAATTTAGGAACTTCATCATTGACGATGGCACGTGCGATTCCTTCAGCAATTGCAGTTTTACCGACGCCGGGATCACCGACCATCAATACGTTGCTCTTGAAACGTTTAGCAAGCACGTTGATGATATCATCAATCTCTTTATGACGACCGATAACAGGTTCAATTTTGTCTTGGCGAGCGAGAGTTGTAAGATTCGTAGTATATTCTTCAAGAATCTCATCAGCCTGTGTTTCTGTGAGGTTAGTAGAAAACTCTCCACCCTTGTAATGTTTCTGCCAGTGCGCTAAAAATTCTTGCTTATGCACACCATACTTCAATAAGAAGTAATGGGCATGACTATTACCTTCAGCAATAATGCTAAGATATAAATCAATCGTTGTAACTTGCCTACGACCTGTGAACAACACTTGTGTGACACTACGATTCATCACACGCTCAAGGCTGTTAGTCTTTTTGGGTGCTGTTTCTTCTTTATTCTCAATGGCTTTAAGGCTAACGATGTAAGCCTGGATCTCACTGATCATCAAATCTACTTCACAACCAAAACTATTTAAACATTTCTTAAATGGTTGATATGAGACTAATGATAGTAGTAAATGTTCTACGGTAACATATTGATGCTTATGCTCTTTGGCAATAGCAATAGATTGTTCAATGATATTTTCAATTTCTGGTGAATTATTCATATTTTCTCTTATTTAGTTTTGGCGATTCTGTAAAATACTAGTAACAATATTTTCACTTATATTATCAGGAATAAATGGTTTAATCAAGATGTATTGGTCTCCATATCTATCTGAATTTGGTATGGGCATGCCTTGACCCTGCAGTTTAATTTGCATGTAGGGTTGAGTTTTTGGTTTGATAGTAACTTGTAATTCTTTACCATCTATTGATGTGAAGGGAATAGTAGTTCCTACAATTAAATCCAAGACGCTTATAGACTGGTTGCATACAAGATCGTTATCTTGCCTTGTAAATTTTAAATCAGGTAGTACCATGAATTCAACTAATAAAGTTGTATTTTCAATTACATTATCATAACGTAATTGATCATGTGATTTGATACCCTTCGGCACTCTCACTTCTAATATTTTCTTACCTACTGGTGTATTGAGTTCCAAAACTTTAGTTGATCCATGATATGCTTCCATCAAACTAACATTGATGGCTGTGCGCAACATTTGATTTCCTTGCCTACGCATACCCGGATGATGTTGCCCAAACATTTGCCCAAATATATCATTTAAATCCATGCCGTGTACGTTCCATTGGAAACCACCTGGACCATTTTGAAATCCTTGAAATCCTTGTGGATGCGGATTATCGTATTGTGCTTTCTTTTCTGGATCGCTGAGTACAGCGTATGCTTCTTGTATTTGCTGGAACTTGGCGGTATCGCCACCCTTGTCAGGATGATGCTGACTGGCTAATTTGCGGTAGGCTTTCTTAATTTCATCGGGCGTAGCAGTCTTGCTTACGCCCAATACAGCGTAATGGTCCATGCTCTAGTATAACAGATACTTATTTTTTTGCAAATTTTTCGGCGCCAGTAATACCTAGTGCGCCAATCACTATCCACATCATGCTTTCAAACAATGTAGGTGTGACTTTATATGGTGTAAATTGGTCAACAAAGAAAGCAACTGCGCAACATACAAATGCTAGAAATCCTACTACCCTTTTTGATGACAATCCGTTTCCACCATCTGATAGCATTGATTTTAAATTATTTACGATTGTTTGCCACATAATTATAATCCCGCGCTTGAAATATACTTTCTTATCTCTTCATCTAAATTATCTTTATTGTAAATGTTTTTATTTGGTAAACCTGCGATCTCTCTAAAATCATTCAGTTCTTCATCGCCCTCTTTACTTTCATCTTTATCCATATCATAGTCAGCAGGGGTGAGTATCATGTTACTTTTAATTTCATTTTTATCTGCATCATAAAATTTGTCATCTATTTTTATTTTATATTTGCTTACAGGTTTATCTGTTAGTGTTTCTAAATCTGATAATATTTCTAATAATTTGTCAGGAACATTACTTCTGCGTTTCATTTCAACAAATACTAACCATTTACCCTGACTTAATTCACCTTCGCTGACACTGGAATCTAAAATAAAATCATAACCTAATTCAAGCCAGCTGACTAAATCTTCAGCAGCCAACTTGCTATTAACAATGAAAGTGATAGTGACTATATCACTATCGTCGCCCATTTTTGCTGAATACTCATCAATAGAAACAACAGATTCTATCTGTCCTTTCAAATCATGATAATCCATGCCTTCATTAATTTTTTGATTCATTGCCCTACCCTTGTGGGTTCTGTTGATCTTGTGATAATGATGACTCTTTATCTAAATCTTGGTCATATGCATCATCAAGTTCTTCTGTGTTTATAGAAGCATTGGCTAGTTCTACAGAACCTTCTTTAATATCATCCATGAGTTCTCTAGGTATAGTAATTTTTATTAAAACTACTTTGCGTTTTACGCTTTTAGGATAATTAGTTCCTTGTATAAAGTCATCTGGATTTTTTACTTCTATAGGAACTTCTATATCTTTTTTAACACCTTTGAGTTTAATATTAACTTTCTTAAGTCTTTTGGCAGCTTTTATGTCCGGCATTAATTTTTCTGGCCACATAAAAATACAGGATACTTCATAAGGAGTAGTATCAGGACCCTGTACTAACTCTCCTTTCATCCAGTTCTTGAAAGCATACAAGTTACATTGGTCTAACACACGCTCAAAGTCAAGTAAGACAGACATAGAACCATCGCTAGTCATTATGCCTTCTACTGTATCTGCGATACTAACAAAGTCTACATCGCTGAACCATTTGTCTGCTACTTTTTTAGTCATCTTGTATTTATCAGTTTTACGGGATATTATATAGGAACTATGAGGGCATAATCTCATATTTATCGGGTTTAGTTGCGCATTTACACACACAATTTAGATTATTTTCTTCTTTTAAATATTATTAGAGTGTATTATTTAAAAGGAGATACAAATTGAGCAAGAGAAAAACAGGCGCTTTAAGGAAAGAACAGAATAGACAGATGCAAAATTACCAAAAAAATCATTTCAGCATAAAAGAATCTAATACGATAGATTTTAATCAAGAATATAAACGACAGCGAAAACCGGTAGAACTGCTACCGCAGTCAGTCAATCAAGAAAAATATATCCTATCACTAATCGACAGAGACTTAGACATCGTAGTTGTATCCGGTCCCGCTGGCACCGGCAAGACATACTTGGCGATGCTAGCCGCGATCAAGTCCCTAAGACAAGGCGACTGCGATAAGATCATATTGACTAGACCTGCGGTAGCGGTCGACGATGAAAAGCATGGATTCTTGCCTGGTGATCTTAACAGCAAGATGGAACCTTGGGTCAGACCTTTGCTTGATATATTAAGAGAGTTTTATAATACTAAAGAAATTATCCACATGTTAAATGAGCAAATCATTGAAATAACTCCACTGGCATTCTGCCGTGGTAGAAACTTTAAGAACAGTTGGATCATACTTGACGAGGCGCAAAATGCTACACCTAGTCAAATAAAGATGTTGATGACACGTATAGCCGAAGGTAGCAAAATTGTGATTACCGGAGATATTGAGCAAACTGATAGAGTGACTAGAGAGAATGGATTGCTTGATCTAACTACTAGATTAAGTAACTCAACCGTGAATGGTATAGGAGTATGCCAATTTGAAACTAAGGACATACGCAGACATAGAATTATTGAAAATATTTTAAAATTATATAGTTAAGGTTTTTCCCTTAACAAGTTGGGTCCTTCTTTTTCAAGGATTTCAACCATCTTGGGATAAATTTTCTTATAATAAAGATTAAGGTCATTAAAACTTTTATCAAGTCTACGACCTTCTACTACACACTTATCTACGGTTTTCTTGCCGTAATCAAGTATGATATTGCTATTAACTAAATCGCTATTCCTACAACGCTTGACAAATCTAGCCTGCTCATCTATCTGACCGTTGGGCTTTCTATAAAAAGTAATTAATAAGTATCTCATGATGTTAACTCAATAAGTGTAGCAGACAGATTGATTTCTGGAATCCCTACTAATGATAAGTTTGCCATACCATTTCGTATTTTGATGATCGCTGCATCTTTGCTAGAATTATCTTTGCCCCATAGATCAAGATTGTCATACATCCACTGAAAAATATCTTCTGCTCTTGACTGATTAGTATTTAAGTAATCAAGCAAGGCTTGTCTACCTTCTTGAATTCTACCATTTTTAAAAGATTCAGTCGCTTTTATCAACAGTTCATCTTCGCTCGTCTGTGAACCTGATGGCAAAGTAAGTTTACCAGTTGCGCTTGCAGGCTGAAGTTTGTTCAAGCATTTGCGTAGATCAGGATAAGTAGCACGAACATACGTGTCTAATGTATCTAACTCAAAGTCAACACCCTCTGCTACAAGAATCTTTGCTGCTCGTTCAGTAAAACTGATGATATCAGGATTAGAAATCTGCATCTCATGGCAACGACTCTTGAGTGCAGGAATGATCTTGTATCTATAATTACAAGTTAGGATATAGCGCACGGTCATGTGATACGCTTCCATATCATTTCTCAAGGCGGCTTGCGCCGGAGGTGTTAAGTAATCCGCTTCGTCTAACAGCACTACCTTGAACTTGCCGAACGGCATCGTCTGCACAAAACTGTTGATCTTTTCACGTAACATCTCAATGCCGTTATCACGACTTGCATTGATTTCTAGTATGTCAAAATCTTCAATACCCAATTCATTTATGAGTACTTTTGCTAGAGTAGTTTTGCCAGTGCCCGGCTCACCACTCAACAGTAAATGCGGAATGCTATCTTGTTTGATCCATGTTTGTACTTGCTCTCGTTGATTATCATCAACGAAAACATATTCCTGCACAGACTTAGGTCTGTATGCTTCAACCCAGAGTTTATTTTTCATGCAACAACTATATCTAATTTAGATAGGCTTGTCAACAATTAGATTTCCTTATCACTCATAGTGGCGTCTTGAACTGGTTCATCGCTTACCAAAAGTATATCTTTTGGATCAACTTTACGAATAGTGACTTCACCATTTTCATCTTCTATCTTGATACCACGACTCCAGCGTCCATGACTTACCATGATATACTGTCCAACTTCAAGACCTTTAACTTCAGGACCCAAAGCGTATATCTTACCCCAACGTGGGCGTATACCACTATTTTTCATATCATCATTAACTAAGACGATACCGCCATTTGAGATTCTCTCATCAAATTTCATATCAGATACTATGATAGTATCATGTAATGGTTTCATGCTTTTAAGTTTGATTGGATTATAGTTTGACATATTATTTCTTTTCTTGTTTTTTAATTTTTTGGATCTCTTCGTCTAGTTCATTTAGATATTCAAGTTCCATTTCTTCCTTTGTTAATTGTTCTTTAGGTTGATTTTTTGGTATAGCACTGCGATTGCTGACGCTACCTTGATATCTTTTACCTACTTTTTCAGTTACAGGAACAATAATTTTTCCCGTGTCATCTATTGTATCGCCCCTAGCATTCACTCTCTGATTGATACCTACTGCTCTTACCTTTTCGTTTTTACTAACTAATGCTTGCATGTCAAGTGATTTTCCTTGCGCTGTACGATGTGTAGATTTCATTTTGGTTGCCTCATTTTATAAATTCACTGATATGTAAATCATAATATAGACTATTTATTTTGTGAACACCTAATAAAAATAATACAAAACTTGCTACGCTACTACCGCGACCTACTCCCCATACTATGTTATTCTGTCTCATGGTATCAACAAGATATTTTAGATATTGCAATAATGGAAACATACCCTTTTCTTGAAATATCATAAGTTCTTCGCCTGCTCTTTGTAGTTCAGTTTCATTCTTGCACTGATCAAGAACGTATTTGGCTATATCCATATTTTTATATTCAACTGGCATCTTCCAATTATTTTGCTGTAGTGTGTCAAACGATTCAACAGAAATGTCTAAATGATTGTATGATGTTAGGCTAGGTAATTCTGCGATGATAGATGTTTTGGGCATATCACCCTCAACTATTGAATTACTTAAATTCAGGTCTGGGTTTTTTAAGTATAGGTCACATAAATCATTTTCATTATATATGATTTGACCGTAAATGTCTGTGCGCATTTAAGCAGTATAACTTAATTTTATTTCCAAGTCAAACCTACATCTTTCCAATCATTTTGTTCAAATAGGTTGACTATTTTATCTTTCTTACTTGTTTTATTTTGTAATGACAGGTTGTGTTTATTGTACCAATATTTACCTGCAAATTCTGCTGCGGCAATCTCTTGATCAATATTAAATTTTATGAGATTGCTTAATTTACTTCCAAACGTCATATTGGACATGACTATACGACCTTCCATTATTGCGTTACACTTGTTTATCAGAATCATACCGACAATCTGATCGTAGGGTTCTTCAGGGGTAGTACAAATTTTTAAACCTGCTGTCCTATATTTGTTGATAGCCTCTTCTTCTGTTTCTTTAATTAAAACTGCACTATCAA